TCAATCGGTTGACTCATCTGAATCCAAACATTTGCAGGACCGACTGCGCTGCATCGTTATACGACTTGTAGGCGTTATCTGTCCGCTGCCAACGCGGGTCCTTCCGCAACTGCTGCTGGAAATCCCAAATACCAGAAGCAACCGGTTGCCCCGTCTTCGGGTCAACACCACCCACAGCCTTCTGAATCATCGGATCATCGAACCTGATCTGCTGCGGGTCCAACTCCAACACGTTCGCCATCGTGTTCACATACGGCGACACCAAGTCATGCACGTTGAAGCCCTCTTTAATCTTATCCGCATACACAGGGAACGCAGACGCGGCAGTGCCACGAATCTCATTCACATACGTGTCAATCGAACCAAGACCAGACTCCACGGCGCGGGCAGCAGTCGTGAACCAGCCATCAGACAAGTTCACACCGTTCTGTGTAGCGAGCTGCTTCAACTTACTAATCGTCGTCGCAGTCTCGCCCTTGCCGTAATTCAAGTAGTCGGCGGTGAAACCGGGTAGTTGCCCCGTCAGGGCGAGAGGCAGGTACGACTCGCGGCCTTGTGCGCCCCAACCATTCATCAAATACTGCTCGGCAAGTGTGGACAGGGCGGCGTCGTCAAGGTCAGCGCCGACCTTCACAGCGGCAGCCTGCACCTGCTGCTTCGCTGTGCTTACCTGCTCATCGAAGGCGGCACCGCCCTGTTCCTTCTGGAACAAGTACTGACGTGCGAACGACGAATTGTTCTTGAACCAGTCCGTTTGCTGCACAGCGTTCACGAACTTTTGTGCACCGACCTGATTGCCTGGATCGAACCAGCCAGCGGCCTGAGCGTCAGTGAAAGTTTTCAACAGTTGCTTGTCGGACTGCACCAGTGACCACGGGATGCCGCCCTGCTTCGCAGCATCCGACAGACTCAACGTGTCCCGTGGGGGAGTAGTTGGCTTAGGGGCCATCAGATCATCCTCGATTCACCCTTAATAGCCTGCTCAAACAATTGCAACCCAGTCGTGTTCGCGGCAGTCTCCGCATAACTGTCATCAGCTACAGCGAAATCCTTCGCCAAATCCTGCGCAGCACCGGACGAGAAACCGCCCGTGTACGTCGCGTCATGCTTACCGTTCGGTGTGCGAACCTGCGGGTTCGCCTTCTCCGCAGCATTCAACGACGCCAAATACTTCTTCTTAAACTCCGCCGACGCCGTTTCACCGACATACGCGATCATCGCCTCGTCCATTAGTCTGTTCGCGTCGAACTCGTTCGTGATCTGCGTAGACGAAGTCGGACCGTTATAGGCAGCGGCACCGCCACCTAAAGGCTGCTTCACTCCCTGCACGGCCCGCACTTGCTGACCGAGGAACGAGTACACGGTCGTGCCACCGCCCATAGATGCGGTGTCGTTCAGTAACGCATCCCACTGCTTCTTCACCGAACCCCACGAACCGTCATTGGAGTAACCGGCAGCCTTCAACGTGCGCGACAAAACAGGCCAAGTGATACCGTCAGTGGTATCACCCTGAAACCATTTCGCGAGCTGCGCGTTGACCTGTTCACGAGTTGCGTTCTTCGCAACCAATGCGCCGGAAGTGTCCTTACCCCACATCCACGGAACAAGACCAGCACTACCGCTGGCACCAGAGCCATCACCGTAGGCCGGGTCACCGTTAGCCACTTGGAACCTCCGCTGAAAGATCATCGTTCTCTAAGTAGGTATCCCAAAAGTCCTGAAACTTGATAGACGCAGACGCCTTAAACGCAGCAGACCAGTCAGCCCACTGCTCACGCACATCCGTACTGTCAGCACCGTTAGCGATAGCCTTAACACCATTACCGCGAACACGCATGTAGTTCGCAATATCCGACCACACCCGCGACTTACCGGTAGCGCCGTCCATGAACTGTTTATCGGACAGTAAATGGTTAACGACAGCGAGCGTCGTAGGGACCTGTGATGCGTATGCTTGCGGCCCGTACACGGTCCAAATGTCGCCGTACTTCGCACCCATAGCGTCCTTATAGGACGACCACTTGTCCACAATCCCGGCGTTCTTTGCGGCATTGGAGTTGATCGTCCAAGGTTTGCCCGTATTCGGGTTTACACCTAGACCGGCAAGGTCGGCGTCACGCGCAGCCCTCGCCTTACTGTACGAAGCCCACATATTCGCGACCTGAGAGTTCTTCTGAATCTCATACGGTGGAGCCTTCGACTTCCAGTCACCATCAGCACCAGTAGCCGGTTGATCCAGCCAATAGTTGTACACACCCTGATTCATGTCACCATCCGGTGCAGTAGCGGCAAGAACACCAACAGCGTCCGTGCCGTACCGACCGGCAATGAAGTTCACCTGATCAGGGTTGTCAACGACAGTGCGCCAAGACTCCAACGTGGGGTCAAGGTTCTTCGCCTTCGACGCAGTCGTTGACATCGTCAACGCCATGTAAGCGTCGCCGTACTGTGCACGGAAACGAGACACCTTCTCCGTGTACGTCAGAGTGTCATCGGCGGACAGGTTGTGCCAAGCATCCAACTGCAACTGATACTTACTGGTCCGCATCACCGACACCGGCAGCGTCAAGTTAGCGAACGTCGAAAACACGAAGAACTGGTCAGTGCGGTTACGGACCTGCTTCTCGCTAAACGGTGCGACGCCTAGAGCGTCATCAACGAGAGCGTCCTGCGTGATAGCAGCGAGCACCTTCACGTAGTTATCGTCGTCCTCTTGACGCCAACGCGACAGGCCCTTACGCACATACGCTGGTAGTACTTGATTCGTGAAACCACCAACACCGCCCTGAGCGTTACCGAGCGGTACGAACTGGTTGTAGACCGTGTCACCGAGATGGTCTTTCAACCACTGCTGCACGTCCGGTCGCTGCGCGAGGATGTTGCCGAGTGGTACGGCGACCATTGGTGCGTTGAAACCGGGCAGCCACGGTGATTCACCGGGGCTGATAACGTTCATTGACTGCAACGGCACCACGCCACCGAGTCCACCGTTCACGCTGTTCAACAGTTTGCCTAGTGGTCCCGGTAGGGACATGACAGCGTTCGGGTTCGTTCCGATGAAAGAGAACGGTGTCGCTTTCACTTTCTCACCTGTTGACGAGTCGTACACCATTCCCAGGTTCGCGGGAAGGTTCCAAAGAATCGAAGCACGAGCAGCAATCGACGGGTCGCGGTAGATCATGCGACCCCACGTCCGTAGCGAGTTCTCCCACGCCGCGAAGAACGGCGACAGGAACCGCAGCATCGCGGCAGGGTTGGAGTAGCGGGTGATCGTGAACAGCGTGTCATTCGTTGCCTGCAAAGCACGACGATGCGCGGTACGACTGATCGTCTCCGCAGCCTTCTCTGTCAGTTCACCGCCCTGCGCTGTCAGCTTCGCCGTCAGCAGGTCACGCTCCCGCGTGAATACCGCGTTGTAGAACGGTTGACGGACCAGTGCCGATTCCGGCATGGAACCGAGCACGTTGAACACGGCTTGTTGTGCTTTGCGGAATGTGCCTTTCGATTCGGCTTCAAGTAGTGACTTGATCTTGCGACCGTGAATAGAAGCCAACTGGTCGGCAGGTAGGTCAGCGAGTGCTGCCTTCAACTGTGCCGGTGTTGGCAGGTTCTCGCCAGCGGCAGCCGCACGGGCCTTCGCTGTCGGGAGGTAGTTACCTATCTCATCAGATACTTTACGTACTTGCGCTTCACGCTCAACGGCAGAGTCAAGTCCAAGTTCGTCAGCCCACGAGTTAGCGTCAGCGGAGCGTGCCCAACGGACAACATCATCGACAGCAGTGCCGTCGATGAGCCGTGTCGCCATCGGGTCGGCACGGAACTGCTTCACCGACTGCACCAGCTCGCCATAATACTGACGCGCCCCAGGTGCGATCAGCGTGTACTGCGCATCCGATAGGCGCTTCAAATAGTCACGATCAGCGCGACTTTCAAAGAAGTTCTGTACCGTACGGGCGTTCGACGCTTCGGCGCGGTACACGTCACCGATCTTCCCCGCGAACGCAGCATCATCACCGATGAAACGCTTACGCACACCGGCACGCGTCGCTTCCCAAGAAGCGACCTGCTCATTCAACTCATCTACACGGGCCTGAACTGCTTTCGCTTCCTGACGTAAACCGGCAGCCCACTCAGGGGCATCATCGGCAGTGGCACGAAGGTCGTCGTCAATCTGTGACAGCACCACACGGTTCTCGCTGATCATTCCCGCGAGACGTGACTGCGCATTGTCAATGTCACGAATGACAGCCTTGGCCTTCGGGTTGGCCCACATCACGTTCTTCGCGCCGCGAGCGACCATCAGCGGGTTCAACGCCGGAACCTTACCCATATAGGCCCAGGAACGTAGCCAGCCCTCAGCGACGTTACGTTGCGTGTAACCCAGGCGCAGTAGAACTGCTGCTTTCCACATCGAGTTCGCTTCATCAGCCCAACGCAACGCAACCTCATGCCCTGAGGTGCGCATCGCGTGCGCCTCAGTAGCGGCAGTCAACGGCTTACCCGTCGCCTTCGCCAACATCGCATGAATCTCTGACAGTGCACCGCGATACACGGGCGACTTGGAGAGACGGCGTGCCGTCTCATCCATCAACCGCATATTCATCAACGGTACGGAAGTTTCAAGCTGCGACACCAGTTGCGGTGTCCCAACGATAAGGTCACCCGTCTCCGGGTCCACGCCGTAAGCGCGAGTTTTTGATGGGCTGCGCAGTGTCTTCACGACACCGTCGCGGCGCATCACCAGATGGTCATACTGTGCAAGCAGCAGTTCAGGTTCAAGACCGTGTGACTTAGCGATAGCGGTTACTTGTGCACGCTGTATCTGCTCAACTGCGGCGTAACGCTCCGAGTCGGTACGTGCGGCACCCCACGTCTTCAAAGCCCACGCGGACAGCGCACCGTCACCGCGAGTGGACTTCGCGTCCTGCAACATCGCTACCAGTTCATCGGATGACTTACCGTCATCGAACGTGCGAGTGTTGATGAAACCAGCGGAACGTTGCCCGGTGGCCCACTGCCACACACGCACCTTGCGGAACGCTGACGACGACTGAAACACACGCTCGGTAATAGCGGGCGTGGCGCGGACGGCAGAACCGGCTTTGATCGCGTCAATCACGGACGCACCATCATCACCGAAACCGCCGAAACGTCCAGCAGTCTCCATCGCGGATACTGTTTGCGCGTCAGTTGGCTTCACCTTCGACAGTGAACGCTCACCAGCAGGCAGGTCGCGTTGAGCCTTACCGGCAGTGGAAGCATTCTTCACACGCTCCACAGTGGCGAACGGTGAACCCGTCCGCGAAATCAGATGATTACCTTCCTTATCCATCAACGTGACAGCGTCATACAGTGCTTGGTCACGGGAGACAAGGTCATCAAGAATGGAGGAAGCCTTGTAGTTCGCTTCCAACACGTCATCAAGCATCGCCGGATCAGTGATACCGGTCATGCCTGCGAGGGCATACCGCTCATGCTCAATCCAACCACCGTAGTTAACGAGAGCGTCACTGACGGACTGCGCCTCGGTGCGGAGCTGTACTAGGTGCTTCTCGCTACCCGACGCGGCGGCGTAGTAAATGTCAGCGAGACGCGGGTCCTTAATCTCGGCACCGACACCAGCAAGCAGGTCCGTGTACGGGGACTGCTTGAACGGGGCGAACTCACGCAACGTATTAAAATCAGAGCGGGCGATATGGTCGCCCGCCTCAGTAATATGATTCGCTACACCCTCACCAGTCTCACGGAACCGGATCGAATCGTCGGCACTGAAACCGATATGTTCAATGACCTTCGGAATGTTCGTGGAAGCCGACAGCATCCCCGGCAGTTGCAGTGATTCACTTCCGTAGCGGGCGATCTTCAACGCTTTACCGCCGACAACGAGCGGGTCCAAATACCAGGACACCACAGCATCACTGGAACCCGACACCAGTTTGCCTATCGGGTTGTCCTCAAACGCGGCCTTGCGCTTTAGCGGGTCAGCAAGATCGAACTGCGGAGAACCGATACCGGTAGCAGAATCGGTAATCTCAATGACATCATTCGGCAACTGGCCTGCGCCGGTCGCGCCAAGCGCGGCAGTCACCGCAAGACCCGTCAACGGGTTCTCTTTCAACTTCGCAAGACCAGTCAACACGGCCTGACCGACAGACACAGTCCCTGACTGATCCCACGTCAAACCATCAACAGCACCGGGGGCGTTAGTGATCCCGTACACGGCAGCCTGTGACATCGCATTCGTGGCCTTGGCGTAGTTCTCTAAACCGACACCAGCGGCAGGTCCGAGCTGTTTCGCGCCAGGAACCCACGACAAGTCATCCGGCACCGAGTCGTCAACAATGGACGTGAACCAGTTATGCGACTCGTAATCGGACTCCGCAGTAGCGGCACCGGTCGTTCTCATGCCCGCGAACCGTGACCCGCCAGCGGTCGGAGTAGTGGCCGCAGGAGAATCCACAACGGGACGCTTACCAGCAGACGCCTTCTGCTTAGCGATAGCCCGATTCAACGTCGCCAGAACATCACTTGCATCGTTCGCCATGCAATGTCCTAACGTCTAGGTGAACCAATGAACCTCAAAAACTCGTCACGCTGCTCGATCGAATCCCACTGCGTCATACCGATACCGATCACGACACCGGGAGCCTTCAACGCGGCCTTATCGCCAATCGCATCCACAGTCGCTGCGATGTTTTCCTCAAACGTCGGCATCTACGAATCCCTAAGGGAACGCACGAAACGCACAAACGACGCCGGAACATTCGGCTGATCGGCACTGTGTAGCAGTGACGGTAGGAAACGTGCCTTCAAATCGGGCAGTTCCTTAGCCGCATCGGCACCGAAACCGCCCGCATCAGGGCCGTCACCGGGACCGAAAGGCACACCGGCAGTGACCGGTTCCTCCGGCCTAGAGGTCGGAGAGAACAGTGCAGTCGGAGTAGGCGCAGGAGTGCCCACAGGTGGGGCTGTAGCGCCCGGTGACGCACCGAGAGGTGCAGCGGACTGCAACTCATTCAGACGCTTAGACTCGCCGTACGCGCCGCCCTTCAAATCCGCCTGGACCTGCTTCGGGCCGCCATCAGTGCGCTGCGAAAGCGCACCCGGAAGTGAAGCCGGTGCAGGGTTAGACGGTGTGCGGGGTCCGCCGTGGTTTCTACTATTCGCCACCTGTCTCGTCCCCCTTCGCCTCACCCGGAGCCTGCATCAACTCCGCAAGTTCCTCCTCAGTCAACTCCTCATCAGCATCCGGCATCTCAAAAATGCCATACGCCGCCAGATTCGCAACCGCGTTACACCACAACTCCGAAGTGCGCCGCACCATGTCATCGGCAACATCCGGCGACCACGCGACACCCTCCGCAATAACTTGCACAGCAAGCTCTCCGTACGACATGCGCATAGCCACATCACGGGACTGACTCATCGTGTGATTCCCCTCTGACTGGCATGAACATTGCTATGTACGGAAGTAGTAACTACTTACCCTTCACACCGCCACTGGCATGACCGAACTTCACTTCACCCTTAGACGGCGCAGTTGGGGTCTTCTTGCCCTCGATGGGCTGGCTGGTTGGTGCGGAAGGTGCAACAGAACCTCTGTTTGGCTGTGACACGGTGACTCCTTCTAGTTAAATGGGTAGAACTAACCTTGAACTGGATAGTCCCGTGTTCAAGTTTGTTATCGGTTAACGTGCTAAGTGAGAATAACGGCGAAGTTATTCTCGGTTACTGGATTGCGATCCGGCGAACAGTTCCGACAGACATCTCACCCGGCTGACCGCCAGTACCAACCGAGGCCATCAACTGCTGCACAGACGGGCGACCACCAGGGGCCATGCCCTGCTGCCCTTGTGCGACACCGGGCATCAGACCGTCAGGGCCGATCATCCCGCCGCCACCAGGGGGAGTCCCACCATCGACGGGCATCTCAGGCCCAACAGGTGGCTCAACCCCCGGTGACGGGGGAGCAGGAGGCGGAGCGAACACGTCCCGAATAAGGTCCTCGATAGGTTTCTTCGACTGAATACCGTGAATCACATCAGCCAACTGCGTTAGTAGTTTCGTAGGGTCCTGACCCTGCTCAATCAGAGCAGGAATCGACTGCGCAATACCGGCAAGGCCCTGCTTCAAACCCTCACGCAGTTCCTCCACGTCAATCTGCTGCTCCTGCTCGGAGGCGTTCAACGCGAAAGGCATCTGACGGCGCAGGAAATCCTTAGAAATAAGGCCAGCACCGTGAGCCTGCAAACCAAAAATCAGTGCACTATTCGGGTCCAGACCGGCCATCAGGCCGTACTGCACATCAACCGTGTAGTCGCCCTTAATATCCTTCGACGGCGTGTACGACACTTCATATGCGGCACCGTCCGCGTTACCGCGAACCGTCTTCGCCGTATCTGGCCACAACTTCTCATCAACCAATAAAGCCTTAGCCATCAGGCGCATCAGCGAACCGGCGAACATTGACTGACCGGTACGCAACTGGGTGTCGAAACCACCCATAAGTGCTTCAACACCACGACCAGTAACAATGCTGCCGTCAACGTGCCCGCCGCGGGCCTCCGGGTAACGGGCACCATTACGAAGCTCGTTCTCCATCAACGCCTGCTGCGCAAACGCAGCCTGCGGCACATCAAGTTTCAACCGGCCAACCTTCTCAGGATTAGCCGTACGAATAATGCTGTCAGGACCAAGAGCCAGTTCTTGCGCATCCGTAGGCATCACAATCGGTGCCTGCACCGACTTCTGCGCCGCATCCAACGCCAAAGCAGCGAAACGAGAACGGGCAACCTGCACCGCAAGCACATCATCGAACTGGCCGTGGCTTTCGCCATCCATCGACGGNCGCTGCACCCACTCAATCAGACACTCACCCACAGGGTTCTTCGTCTGCTCAAGGATCATGCCCTCNGACGTAGGCAAATACAGCAAATCNACGAACTTGTCGTGATACCGCACCACCTCAACAAGCGTGTTACCGCCCTGACCCGTCTGCGACAACAAGGACTTAGC